AGATCCGCCTCCCGTTCGGTGCCGACCACGCAGACCGTCCAGCCCCGGCTATCCTTGATGACGTGATCGCCCCATCTGTGGTGCTTTTCGTGGGTCCAACAGTTTTTGCTAATCATTTCAACCACCTAACGCTTTGAAAACCGACCGTAAGTCCAACCGTTAACGAATTCGCCTTTAAAAACAATCTACTAACGTTACTTATACTTCTTACGGTAAAATAGTATTATTATAGAGAGAATTTGAAAACCGTATTTTTTTTCCGCCATATTTTTTCCTATAGCTTATATGTTTTGACCGTTAGACCGACAGTAACGTAAGTGTTGAGCCTTTTCAACGGTTTACAACTTACGTTCACTTACGGTTCTAACGCTTTTTAGGCCAAAAATGCCAAAATTAAATTTACAAAATTACAAAAAATTAAAACACTCCGGCGAAGTGTTTTCGTTGATTGATATTCTTATACAAATTATATAGTTAGTTGATACCCGTTTGTGGGTGCAAATTTAGGAAATTCACGATGCTCATCATCCGATCAGATGTTCCCCTGCCACCATTACGCAACCGTTTTCGCGCTCGTTTAGAGGCTATGGAAATCGGAGATAGCTTTTTATATGAAGGCACATTTAAGGAAATTGCCTCTTTTCGCAACAGCGTCTCTCATGCAGCAAAAGCATTAGACAGGAAATTTACCGTCCGCGCCGACCCATTTTCAGGCGTCACTTGCTGGCGCATAGCCTAATAATTTAATGGGGCCGGTGTTAAATTACCGGCCCCTTATTTTTTAAATCTCAACAAAAACCGCCCTAGATTCTGATCCCGTGTAACCAAAATATATCACGCCCGCCGCTTTTGAATTCGGCAACCGCCTAAGAATCTTCGCCCAATTCACTGACCAAGGCGTCCCGCGCAACAGCCGCTTGATCCCATCAGCCGTGTTTGAGACGTAAATTCCGTCCGGTTCGACCTTGATGCCAAGCCGCGACAGCGCCTGTTTCGAGAATTCGTGAGCGTCATATTCCTGCCCCCGGCAGACCTCGACCAGCTCGCCAATGGCCTTTTTTGTGCCGCCTTTTTCCATCGGTACATCGACGATTTGTTGCATTAGGAAATCCAGCAAAGACCGCTCGTCGGACTGAGACTGGACCTCTTCGCGCTGCTCCGACATATCAAAATCGCGCAGCCATCCTTGGGCCTGTTCGAAGGAAACCAGACCATCATTTGTAAGGCTCCATGCGCCCGCTAGAAGCGCCCCGATCTGATCGCCTGCCCGTTGCTCGCCTAGAACCGCCGTCGCCGCTGTGGCGAACGTGGCGCTGTTTGCCCGTACGTTGACCGCCTGATCAATCGCCCTGGCATAGAACCGCGTGATGTATTGTTCGGTGAGAACCCGCGATTCGGTCGCAAGGATATCCGCGAAGGCGTGTTTTTGACGGCTCGCCTTAAGTTCGATCACGGTCACTCTGGATCGGTCGGACTGCTGAACCAACGTCGCGTTAATTGACGAAAACGCAAAACACGACCTGATCTGGAACGATGCAGCCTGGCCGCTCACAGATCCCTTGGCGATCTTACCGCCCGACTCCGAAGACGACTGGCGAACCAGCGCAAGGATACGCTGTAGGCGATCTGTGGCTCTGGTATCTTCGCCCTCAGCCTCGTCAAACAGGACCGGCAGCGCGTCATTCCGAAGCGACTGGCGCACCCCGGCCTCGGTGGTCTCACCGACCACGAATAGGCAGTTATCGCCTAGGACCGGGCGAATTACCTTGGACATAACGTGCGTCTTACCGCTGCCTTTGGAACCCACCACCCAGATATGAGGTCTCCAGCCTAAGACACCCCCGATATGGGCGCATACGGTCCACCCGGCGATCAGGAGCGCGTCAAGATCGTTCTCCCACGGCAGCATCTGGATCAGTTCGAGGTACTGTCTGGCCTCGTTGGCGGTTAGCGGATTGTCGATCTCCGCCCGCATCGGCAAGCCCTGCTCATAAATAAACCGCGAGCGAACCGCGACGGGTTTTGTGGGTTTTTTGTCGAGGTAAACCACGTCCCCCAGATGCAGGACGACTCGCCCGTCATCGTACCAAGCCCCACGTCCTCTGAGCATATCCGGCGAAAAGATCCCCTTGCGCTCGCAACGGCGCATCATGGAATTCATCGCCATGTCGTAATTAGCGCCCGTCTTGCTGGGGAATTCCCGCTCCCAATAATTCAGGTCTGCGATGGAGCAGAGGTTCGCCTTGGAATGCTGACTAGGGGTAAGGGCGACGACCTGTTGCGAGCCGTGCGCTAGGTAGTAATAGACGCCACTGTTGAAACCCATATGTTTAAACGGCGCGTCATCCTCCGGCTCATCGTCCGTTGTGATGGTATGGACCGGCGCAGGAGCTGGCGTTTCAGCCTTAATAATCAGCCGCGCCAGATCGGCCCGTGTCCCGCCGTTGTTAATCCAATCGGTCACGTCACCCTTGGGCGGCAGATCAGGCAGGCGAACCACACGAATACGGCTAACGCGGCCCGTGAGCGCCTCTGCGACGATTTTGGCGTGGTTCTCGCCCGGCTCGTCGTTGTCCGGCAGGATGATCACATCGCGGCCCGCGAGCGACTCCGTGTAGTTCGCCTGCCACTTGCCAGCGCCGCCCGGATTACAGGTGGCGACGATCCCGATTTTCGCCAGCGCTATGACGTCTTTCTCGCCTTCAACAACGCAGACGATTTTGTCGGTCGCGAACACGGCGGGAAGGTTAAACAAAATTCTCTCAGACGCAGGCACCGACCAAGACCAGCCGCCGTCACCGTCCGGGCGACGTTGGCGAAAATCCTTGGGCTCATAGCGCACGACTTGCAGCTTGATTTCGCCGGTCTCAGGATCGACGTAATCATAGGTGGCGACGATCTGCCGTTTCGCGGCGGCGGGTTTCGGTAACGCCCGCTCTGGTTCCGGCCAAAGGTTCCTGCGTTTCAAGGCGTCAATCACCGCGCCCTGATCGCAACCAGCATGGCAGCGGACTAGAATCTTCCCGTTCTCCCCGTCACCGATCGACAGCGACGGGGTTTTATCGTTGTGTGCTGGGCAGCACGCGGTAAAGCCTGTTTGTGTGCGCGTGTGCCTCCCCAGGCCGACCGCGATTTGCTCAGCATTCATTTTTTATTGTCCCTTAGTTTTTGTAATTGGCTCAGGCGCGGACGTGTGGGTTGAGACCTCCCGGTCTCCCAGTTCATCAGCGTTTGCAGCGTAACACCGATTTGCGCGGCGAACGCTGTTTTTGTTCGCTCGCCGCGTAGGGATTTTAATTCGCTGGGATTCATGGTCGATTTCCCCCGACCCGTGTAAGCCATCGGTTGACAGCATCGTGATAGGCAATTGTGGCCTCTTCTAGCGCGTCCATCGTTTCTCGGTTTTGCTGTACCGCCGCCTCGTAAACAGCCCTCGCGGTTTTCCACGTTTCCACATAATCAGAAACGGGTTGATACCCAGCCTCTGTTGCAGCTGCGTCCCAGTCTTGTTTGTCGGTCACCCAAAAATCCCCTGCAAAATAATCACCGCCGCAGATGCGACACCAAAACCCGCGCCGCGTGCCAGTTCGACCTTATCGTTAACGTCTTCACCGTCTTCGGCCATGACGCCATTATAACAGGCCAAATACGTCGCCCAGAAAACCCAGATGGACAGCAGAACGAACGCCAGCGCCCACACGATCAGCGGCGAACCGATGCAGACCAGCGCAGCCGGGAGAATTAACAGGTGGCGTAGGATCGTTCCATTAGTCTCAGCGTCGTTAATCGGTGCCAAAGATCCGCCGAACAGGTTCCACTTAGGTTCACGCCAGATGCACCAGGTCAGCATGAGGATGCCTAGCCGTTGCTCGAAATGCCATGCGATTAGGATCAGGGGTAAAACGTAATAAATCGGCCTCCCTCGAAACGTCGATCGCCAGCCCATGCCGCCGCCGCACCAGCGGTCAAGGACGGCGAAGATTGGGATTAGGGTTAGGTAGATCATGGGTTGCCCTCCTTGGGCTGTAGGGCGGCGCGGGCATGAGAAAGCCCCCAACAAATGTCGTGTTCCGCCACTTGGTTTAAGTTTTCATGAGCAATGGCCCACGCATCGCCAAAACCTTCGGCGTAGGCCCGCTTGATTTCGGCGGTCAGGCTGGCGATCTGGGCCTGAAGCTGTTCGACGGTCCTGAAGGGTTGCGGCCAAGTCAGGTAGCCTTCATCGCTACTGTTCAAAATTTCCGTTGGTTGATCGCTCATGCCACGTCCTCCGCAGGCGGGGTGATGATGGCGTAGTGGGTGACGTTGGGCCAATAAATGTTTACGCCAAAATCCGCAGCAAAAGACCCGCTCGAATATTCTACGCAAACCATTTGTTGTGACCTATCGGGGTGCCGTTGGGCCGTAGCAAAATCATGCTTAACCCAAACCAACCCCGGCTTGGCCTCTGCGCGTTCCAGTTCGCGGCCTCGTTTGATGGTTTCTAGGGTTCGCTCAATTTCAATATCCCCGTCGTGAGCGCCATGGAGGATGGCATTTGAGACGGTCGGTGGCACCCCTAGCCGACACGCCTCTATTTTGCGCGCCAGCAACAAATCAGGATTAACCGGCTCGGGCGGCGTAACCTCTTGAATTTGTTCCGGTATGGGATTTCCCATGACGGCACGCTCCAGTTCGCGGCCTCGTTTGATGGCGGTAAAGAGTGTTTCTTCAAGGCCCTCAAATGAAGCGTGATGGCGGTTGTAAAGAATAGTCGCCTCCGCCAAATCAGGATCAACCACCACCTTCGGCGGCGTCCAGCCCTCGCGGGCTAGGCGGGCGGCGATGAGTTCGACCGTGTCATAAGTGTGGCCCGTATTGTATTTGTTCCAAGCCTCTTCAACCCGCGCGCAATCCAGTTCCTCATTAGTCATACCGCAAACCCTTTCTCCCTCGCCAAACAGACAACCTGTTCAGCATTCAAAACACCTTTTCCGTCAATATTCCAAAACCCGCGACCGTGGTTTGCCAGGCCGCGCTTATCGCCCCAGGTACCGCTTCTGCCGACGAATAACTGAATGTCGCAGCGATGCACGTTTGAGAAATAACGTCGCAGATAGTCGGCGGCTTTACCCGCGCTGGACCAGTCAACCGCTCGGCTGACGTTGGGTTGCCAGACGTGGCGGTAAACGCTCTTGATGGTCGATGGCCGCTTCTTTACGGTTTGCAGACGATCATATCGGCCCAAAGGCTGGACGCCAGTTTCCTTGATCCAGCGATCAACGACGGTTTTGGATATGCCGTAATGGCTGTAAAGATCCTTGCGGATTTTGGTTGGCGCGACCGTGGCCCAGTCAGCGGGTAACGGGATTTTTACGCCTAGGTATTGGTTGCCATTCATGACCGCTCCTAAAAGTTCCAAGGGGTGGCGTTGTGCGCGGCAGCGACCTTGCGGGCCTCGCGCTTGCCCGTGACGGGGATTTCGTGGGTGAAGCGACGTTCGCCGCGAATGCGCTCTGCGATCTGCACCGAAGCAGACCAACGTGCGCTGGCGTTGGTGTAGTGAGCCTCAATAACCGGCCCCGTCTCGTTTTCGTAAAACATTTCGTATCCTCCAAATGCGCCCTCCGCGCCCAGAGAATATGAAAAATTTATCAGTCTATTGCAAGTGTTTTTTTCGCTTCATCCGGCGATTTAACAATTCCGGCAAATCCGCCAGCTTCTGTCACGCGAGCACAGAAATTCTTCTGCCCCGCCGTGGCCCGTCCGGTTTTGGATTTAACCTCCAGCGCCGCGAAGACTGCGACGGTCTGGCCCACCATTTCGGGGGTAATTGTGAGGGACCGCCAACCGATCAGGTCAGACGATCCCTCACATAGGCCCGCGTGAAGAATGCGAGCGTTTCGAATTACAACGTCCGCCGGACTGACTGTCACGGTTTGAATGCTATTCGGACGGTAAACCTCACCAACCCAAGCCTGGGCAACGTTATTACGAAAAAGCGTAGCCTTGCCCGAAATCGCTAGTCTGATTTCGTTTTGGATTCGGTGTTCGGACATTACAGTTTGTTCCTAGCAATCATACGTTCACCAAAAAACACGATTTTCTCAGCGTCATAGATTTCTGTGGCGCGAGGTTTCCCCCGGCCTTGACGCAGCGCCGCGATCCGCCAAGCGGCTTTGAAAGCGTTTGCCACGTCGTATTCCATCCGCAACGCTTCGATGATGTCGTTGCATTCGGCCATGTATGGCGCACCTCCGGATGTGGGGTTGGAAACGGCGACCTTATAATAATCGTTCGAGCCGCCGCTGATTTCGTCTGACATTATTCTGACAAATGCCAATCGCCCGCTAACAGGTCAGTTTGCGACGCAAGCCAAGGCACAAAATGACCGTCGGCAGTTCGCATGAAAATGTATGGAAGCGTCATTTTTGAGTGCTCGTCTGGAACCTGAAGCTCAAGCCACATACCCTTGCCGTTCCAGCCTGAGCGGCCAACGCACCAGCCTTCACGAAGTTTATCTAAAGCCCATCCAAAATCTTCATCCCAACTATTCATTTTCATCACTCCTTCTAGGGTTAAAACGGAATCTCATCGTCAGAAACCGGCAACGCAGCGCGAGCCGCCGGACGTGCCGCCTGATCGTCGTTCGGCTTAAACAGCGAACACAGGATATTATCGCGCTCGGCATTACCCGGAACGCCAGCCGGATTAAACGCGCGCTTCAGCATCAAGTACGGCCCATTATCGCCGTCCATCATCACGCCGATATTTTCGTAGCGGTTTTTCGTAGCCCCGGTTTTGTCGGTGTAAGATCCAGTCTTCACCGCGACGTCATACATTTTACTAGCCATGTTTCATCATCCTCGCTTTATGAACGTGTTTAGCCCAGCCTTCAGGGTTTTTATGGCCCCGCGATCGACCAAGCGCGATTAAATCTTCCAATGTTTTAGCTGAACCTTGCTCCCTCTTTTTCTGTTTTAGCACGATATCGGCTGATATCTCAACCAATTCTCCATCGACCTGTTCGATCTTACGCGTCTCGGTGACGTAGACGTGGCCGCACTCTGGGCAAGCTGGGGCCGGTGCATGGACCGCGTAACACGAAAGGCACTGTTTGATAGGCAGCACATCAGCCGACTTAGAGCGTTTGCCCCGTGGTGGCGCGTCTAGGCTCCACTCGCGAATCTGATTGGGTAGGCCGTGCCGCAGACCGTTTCCGGCATGATCCAGAATCACCGCGTGATCCTTGCCGTCCGCCGTTCGCAGCGCCCGGCCGACTTGCTGTAAATACAAACCCGTGGATTGCGTCGGTCTCAATAATATCACCGCCTCAATCGACGGCACGTCAAACCCCTCACCGAACAGATCCACGTTTGAAATCACCTGAATTCGGCCCGCCTCAAAATCTCTCAAAACGGAATCGCGCCGCACCCGATCCGTTTTGCCGTCCAGATGCTCGGCCCGATAGCCCGCCGCCTGAAACTGGGCAACAACGTGTTCACTGTGCTGGATGTTCGTTGCAAAAACGATGGCGCGTTTGCCACGGCATAGACGCTCGTAATGTGATATCGCGTCGCCCGTTAATGCAGGTTTGTCCATAGTTTCTGACATAGCTTTGTTGTCATAATCGCCCGCCACGGATCTCACGCCCGACATATCTGGCGACGACGGCGCATAGAATTTAAATGGCGACAGAAACCCGTTCTCGATCAGCCAGGCGGTCGTGGGGCCTTCGACCATAGTATCAAACCACTCACCCAGCCCGCGCCCGTCCAAACGGCATGGCGTGGCGGTTAAACCTATATGTACCACGTCAGGATAAGCCGAAAATATGTCAGACCAAGACTTAGACGCGATGTGATGGCACTCGTCCCAAACTATCATATTGGGAGGTTCTGTCTGGCCCAGCCGATTTTTCAGCGTCTGGATTCCGGCGATCTGGACCAGCGCCCGCCGGTCTGGGGTGAAGCCCGCGCCAATGATCCCGTGGTCGATGCCGACTTTTTGAAACGTCCGTGACGACTGCGTGATCAGCTCGCGGCGATGGACGACAAACCATGCACGACGGCCCCTCGCGGCTGCTGTGCCAAGCATATAAGCGGCGAGCGCAGTCTTGCCCGCTCCGGTCGGTGCGACCATCAGAACCGTTTTGCGTTTATCCGCGATGGCGGATCGTGCTTGGTCGATTAGGTCGGTTTGGTAGTCTCTGAGTTTGAATGTCATGGCAGTTTGTCCACGATCTGAATCCGCTCACCAATCCAGCGCATACATGGAACGGCCATGCTGTTGCCCAGCGCCTTGTATCGCGGCCCATCCGGCGCGTTCGCGTTACCGCGCCACGGAATGTCAGTATAACTGTCAGGGAAGCCCTGTAGGCGCTCGCACTCGGTTGGGGTTAGGCGGCGGACGGCGGAGGCAGTTAAAACGCCGGGGGTTTTTGATTTGTCCAACGTGGGGCAAAAATCTAATGATACGCCGTCGCCTTGGTGGGATGAATTTTGAGCACCGAAAGCAACGGCTGGAACATGCCCCTTGGCCGTCAATGGGTGACATGGGTCGCCGGGCTTTGGGTTGCTGCCGTTTTGGGGGCTGGTGATTTGGGTGGTGTCAAATGTCAAAACATCAATTCGTTGAGAAGAACCTCTACCCGTTGTCCCCGCGCAGTCTAGCGTTGCGGTAATGTTGGACAACCTGGGTGCGCCGTCGCTGGTGTTAATCGCTAATCCGCCGCTGGTGTGAAAGGTTGTTTCGCCGCTTCTTCCAGCGCGAACATCAAGGGTTGGGGCAACGTCTTCCCGCGCTTCTCTGCGCGGCGCAGGATTCCCTGACAAGCCTTCGCGCTCAAAAAGAACCGCTGCGGCACGTCTCCAGTCTCCAAGATATCCGACAACGAACACACGCTTGCGGCGCTGGGCCAGTCCGAAATATTGAGCGTCAAGAACGCGGTAGGCGAACCCATACCCGACTTCCCCCAAGCCTGCGAGAATGGAACCAAAATCCCGTCCTCCGTTGCTTGACAGGACGCCGGGGACGTTCTCCCAAACGACCCATCTGGGCCGCAATCGTTGAGCAAGTTTAAGGAATTCGAGGGCCAGGTTGCCACGGTCGTCATCCAATCCGCCGCGCAGTCCAGCGATGCTGAATGATTGGCAAGGTGTTCCTCCGACCAGAAGGTCAATTGGTCGGTAGTCGCCGTCTTGTATCGTGGTGAAATCGCCATGTAGCGGAACCTCTGGATAATGGTGCGCCAACACAGCGCGGGGAAAATTATCAATCTCAGACACAAACGCAGCTTTCCAGCCTAGCGGATGCCAAGCGACAGACGCGGCCTCAATGCCACTACAAACCGAACCATAAATCATCTGACCACCTCCCAGTGTCCCCCGAAAATACCCGCCCAAAATTATTTTGCAAGTTCTATTTGACAGGCACGGGTTGGCGCGGTATCCAATAGGCGTCTTGGAGGGACAAATCATGAAAGAAGGAATTTACCACAACATCTCAAATGACGATTACCACGCAGGCCCCGGCATTAGCGCCAGCGGCTTGAAGCTAATCGCCAACCGTTCACCGCTTCACTATTGGTCAGCCTACCTTGACCCAAAGCGCGAGGCTCGGAAAACAACGCCGTCGATGCTGCTCGGCTCTGCGATTCACTCGGCGGTTCTTGAACCCGATCTGTTCCGCGATCAGTACATGGTCGCGCCAGACGTTGATCGGCGGACTAAGGAGGGCAAGATGCTTTATGAAACAGCCCTCGGTATTGCCGCAGAGAACGGTTCAACGTTGCTTAGTTCCGACGATTATCTGACTGCGATTAAGATCCAAGAATCATGCCGCCGTCACCCGCTCGCCCGCCGTATTTTCGAAGACGGCAAGGCGGAACAATCGGTGTTCTGGACCGACCCTGAAACTGGCGTTTTGTGCAAATGCCGCCCCGATTGGCTGTTAGGCGGCGAGAATCCGGCGATATTGGACCTAAAGTCCACCGAAGACGCCAGCGCCGAAGCGTTCACTCGGTCGTCGTATAACTGGCAGTATCATCTACAGGCCGCTTGGTATCTTGACGGTTTGGAACATGCCTTGGGTCTGAAGCCCGACGCATTCATGTTTCTGGCCCATGAGAAAACAGCGCCGTTTGCGAGCGCCTATTATTTCGCTGACGATGCCATGATTGAGGCTGGCCGGATCGCGTACCGCAAGGCGCTGCGATTGTATGCGGAATGCCTATCGTCGAATAAATGGCCGGGTTACGCCCCGCAGTTGCAGCCGCTGGGTTTGCCTCGCTGGGCTAAGGTGGAGTCGGATGATGCAGCCTGAAATCGGTAAATATTACGTCTTTAAGTTCGGCAATTGCGGTCTAATCGGTCGCTGCATTGGCGTTCAGAATTCCGCCGTGTTTTTCAAAACGTGGCTTGGAATTGTCCAGCGCGATACATCGTTCGACCGCATGGCTGAGACGCCAAAGCCGTCGCTATTAACCCGTTTGCTTAAGAGGATTTAGAAATGGATTATCATCGATACGGCCCTAAGGGCTACATCATTGACGCTTTCAACGCACACCTTCAGGCTATGGGGCGGGAAGATTGGGAACAAATTTTTAACGGATACCTTTGTTCCGATGATGTCTATGTAAAACACGCGGCAGCAATGGCGTCTGGCGTTGCGAGAATAGCAACAGGCTCAATGAATTGGTTTCACGCGGCGGATGAAGCAAGAGACATTACACGCTCCGCCGTGGTTAAGGGTGAAACAGATATAGCGGGCGAAAACGTTGTGAGATTTGCAATGTATGCCGTTGACGAAATATTGGCGTCCGACCTATTTCGCACACGAAATCAGCCCTTTTATTTCCTACCCATGTTTGGCTTTGCCGATGAAACCAAAATCCCCGTAGGGGAACCCGCCGCATGAACCTCCCCACCACCACCACCACCTACACAATCCCCGATATTGAGCGCATGGCCCGCGCCTTCTCAGCGTCCAAGCTGTTTGGTGTCAAGACGCCAGAGGAGGCCCTTGCCCTGTGCCTGATCGCGCAATCGGAAAACAGGCACCCGGCGAGCGCGGCGCAGGATTACCACATCATCAACGGACGGCCCGCCAAGAAAGCCGAATCCATGCTGCGGGATTTCATCGCCAGCGGCGGTTCGGTCGAATGGCACGGCTTGGACGATACCAAGGCGGATGCGACGTTTTCGCACCCTAGCGGCGGAACGGTTCGGATTACTTGGGATATGGCGCGAGCCTCCAAGGCCGGGATTAATAACCCGATGTGGAAAAAATACCCTCGCCAGATGCTGCGGTCCCGCGTCGTCTCCGAAGGTGTTCGCACGGTTTGCCCTGGCGCAACAAGCGGGATGCTAGTTGTCGAGGAGGCGCAGGATCTCCCGGTGCGTGACGTGACGCCGCGTCCCAACGTGGTCGAGCGCCTGAATCTGGAATCGTCGGTGATCGAAACAGAGATTGAAGACGAACCGGACCACGAGGGATTGCTAAACGCCGCAGCGAAGCAGGGCATGGAGGCTTTGAAGGATCAATGGGAAGCAACGCCGCGTGACGTTAAAAACCGCTTGGGCAAGGATCATCTGGACGTCCTGAAGGACGTTGCCGCCGGTTCGGTTCGGTTCGTTGAGCCTGAAGAACCCGCCGAAGATCCGGAGGCTATGTTTTGATGACCGCCCCGATGCCGCCTGAAATTCAAGCCGATCTGTTGACCCCAAAACAGTTATCAGATCGGTATTACGGAACGCCAACGGTTCGGACGATTACAAACTGGCGTCATATGAATTACGGACCTAAATATATCAAAATCGGCAAATTTGTTTTCTATCGTTTAATCGACGTTGAACAATGGGAAGCTAGACAGAAGGGGGATTAAATGAAGAATCTATCATGCGTTAGCGCAGACTTTACCGCCATGCACAGTTTGCCGGTGAAGGATCACCCGCATTTTCACACTTGGATTGTTACTGTTTATTGGCCGTCTGAGCCTTGGCGTGATGCTAGAGAGGTAATGAAAAGTCTAAATGGCTTTTTAAGCCTTATGCGCGGGGAATATCTTCCCGGCCTTACTCAAGAAATGATTGCACAAAAAGCCCTTCAATTACATGGAATTGTAAAGGCTTCTGTGTGGAGACAGGATGACAGCATCGGCTGCGAGGCTTGGAAATGACAATTTGTTACCATGGCTTACCAATTACACCGAATGCGGTTTTTTTAACATTGGCTGGAAAGTGTTTTTGCGTAAGCCATGGTACAACAGCCAAGTCTCAGGTTGGAATGGCCCACCAAATTGGCTCAAGCGTTATGCTTGACAATGGTGCGTTTTCAAAATGGAAATCCGGCGGTCAAACTGATTGGCCGGATTTCTATAAATGGTGCGATCCGTGGTTAGACTTTCCAACCACTTGGGCAGTTATTCCAGACGTAATTGATGCTGGAACCCAAGAGCAGGATGCCCTTATCCGCGAATGGCCATTCGGTCATAGGGGGGCGCCCGTTTGGCATATGGATGAACCAATCAGCCGCTTAATCCGCCTCACAGAGGAATGGCCTAAGGTTTGCATTGGCTCCACATCAGAATATGCGGTTATATTTTCGGACGCTTGGACGTCTCGAATGGATGATGCTTGGAATCAAATTTCACGGCACCATAAAAGGACGCCCAATATCCATATGTTGCGCGGATTAGATGTTGTGGCTAAATCCCAATATCCTTTCGCCAGCGCCGACAGTTCAGACGTGGGAAGAAACCATAACCTCCCACATAGGAACGCAAGGCAAATGGCAGATCGTTGGGATGCAGCAAACGCACCAGCTCGCTGGACAGCCAAAGAATTGCAGACGGACCTGTTTGGCTAGACAATCTGGCGACTAAATGCTAACTAATCAGGGCGGGTTTCCTCCCGGCCCGCACTACCTAGCCCCGTCGCGTTGATTTGATCCGCGACGGGGTTTTTTGTAAACCTCAAGAATGGCTCTGTTTCATCCGCTTGTGGTCAGTGAAAAGCCCCCGACGCGCCAACGTCGAGGGCTTAATTTTTAGCGTATTGAGCCGAGTTACAGTGAACCATATGTCTTGGCCGCCACTGCTTAACTTACGCACCCGGCCCGGTTTCGATCCCTGCTTTACGCTATGCACTGGGAAAAAGAACGCGGCCTGTTAAATAATCCCTACCGCTTCTGGCGTTTTGTGTCCAGAGATTTCCAAGCCTCAATTGTCAGCCGGTGGCGTGTCGCGCAGTCGTTATAGGCGCTCACAATCGAAAGCTCCCATATCAATCGTTCGGGATCAATCCTTGCCGGTTCCGGTAGCGGCGGACACGACGTCGCCAGATTCGGCGGCGGCATTGTGATCGCGGACGGCACTGATGAGCAAGCCGAACATAGGATCAGGAATGCCACACTCGGCAGCAACCGCCGGGCCATCGCGATAATATTCCCTGACCGTATTTGTCCGCTCTGTGGCGACCCGTGACGCCCGTTCGCGCTCGGCTTCATATAGTGTCGAGACTTCATTCAATCGCTCCTGTACGGCAATCTGAGCCTTGTACGCCTTAACAGCCGCAGCCTTGGCCGACCCGTCGCGGATCGCGTAACCGTTCGCGCAGCCCAATACGAAAACAGCGACCAATGCGCCTAGGATATACGGCCAAGAAATCACGACACGCCGCCGTCTGGAACCAGAGCCGCGACAACGCCAACCAGAGCCGCCGCATAGGACCAAGGCACACCTAGGGCCGCAGCCGTGACGATCCCGCCACTGATCAGCATCCAGGTGGACCGCTCGTTCAATCGGTCTCGAATATATTTAATCATTGCCCGACTCCATCATCTTCGCCAAACGTTCCGCACGACCGCCGACCTGTTTCGCCCACATGCTCGCCCGCATACCCGCCGCAGCGTCGCGCCAGCGTTTGTCTTGCACCGCGTCGAGTGTGTTCTTAAATCCCGATAGGCGGCGGATTCCAAGGTTGAAACACATATTCAGCATCACGCGAGACCTAACCGGATCGTCCACCACGGCAAGCCACCACGGCTGGCGCTCGCATTCCTTTTTTACGCGGGCGATATCGGACGCCAACAGCGTGTAAGCCTCGTCCTTCGAGATCCCCACGTCATCAAGATTGCGCCCAACGCCGATCGTGGTTTTACCGGCGGTGCATTTGTAAGGCTTCAGGCGCAAACCCTCATCCTTGACCAGTTCCGAAATCAGTTTTGCGTCATCCATTCGCCGTCTCCGTGGCTAGCCGGTTGATCCGTGCGAGGCTGCATGTAGCCCGCTCTATTTCGCCGTCAATCTTGTGGTATGTAATGGCCTGCATATCACGCTTAGACCGATAACCCGACCCGTGGTGCCATGCGTCCGAAGCCGCGAGCGTCCGCATATATTCGACCGTGCATCCGGTATATTCCTTCACGTCGCGGTGGTGAACGTGACCGACCAGCCAAACGCGGTGTTGATCCGCCTCCCACCAATGGGCCGCGTCGTTCGCCATGATCATAGGCAAATCTTTGCCCTTCGCCCCGTCGCCGTGACAGGTGCCGATTAGGTTCTTGCCAAAGCGATAATACCAATACGGATTGGGACTTGTGATCACTTCGACCCGTGGTTCGGATTCGTAGTGCGCCTCCATCATTAGCGCGATCATTAACGCCGTTTCAGGATCGTGATTACCCGGATCAATCCGCACAATAACCTTGGCGTGTTTCTCCAGCATACGGCGGATGTGGTGGCGCTTGCATCGCATGGCGACCCGGATAACCTCCGAATGCCGCCCCACAACGTCGAGGTAATGCCCCGAACCTGGCGTCCGGTTTTTGTTGTTATCCGCGTGGGTGGAGTCGCCCTTGTCGTTGTACAGCGCCAGCGCCGATGCTGGAGCCGCGTCAACCAGCCGGTCAATCGCCGCGCACGTCACACGCTCGAATTCGGTTAGGTCGAACCGTGCGCCAGTCTCGGCCTCCCACGAATATAGGCCCGCATGAGGATCTCCTTGGGGATATACCGTCATGATATCGTCGTCCGAATAACCGCTGTACGGAATCGGAATCGCGGAAATCATTTCATCGCGCATACCGAGAACGCGAGCGTCCATCTCGGCTTGTTTAGCCTGCGCGGACGGTTCCTGAATGAGCCATTGGCCCGAAGGTTTGCCGTCTTTGTTGTAATAGGTTGACGCCCGCTTGACCATGAACCCCGGCGCGACAGGTCGGGTTAGGTCTGCGTCTGGCGCGTATCCGGCGGTGGCGGCTTTTAACCGCACCATCATTACCGCTTGCGCCACTGCATTTTTATTGACGCCGAGAGCCGCAGCCGCAGCCCGTGCCGATCCGTAGGTGTTGATAGCCTCTAAATATTTTCTCTGAGCGTCCGTCGCATATTGCAACAGCGCCTCGTCAATATATCCCGTTGGACCGGCCATGCGGCCTCCTACTTGTCAGCTTTGCCGTCTAGCTTCGTCCAGATCTTGTCGAGCATATCCAGCACGCGCTGCATATCGGACTTAAAGTCATCTTTTGTGACGTATGTTTTGGGTAGCTCTTCGCGTAGCTTGGCTAGGTCGGATTTCAATTCCTTGACCGCCGACCACATTTCTCTGGCGAACCATCCAAGAACGCCAGAGACCAAAACAAACCCAAAATTGATGAGCGCCTGCGTTTCCATTATGCAATGACTTCCTCGGCTTGGACTAGGAATGATCCACTAGGCAGATCATACGCTGAGGCTGTAAAATTAAAAAGTCTAATTGTGGCTGTGTTGGCCGCAGAATAGCGCGCCGTTAACATCATTGGTTCCGTCGTAAGACCGATGAAATTAGCCGATAGCAACCAGTTGCCCGTATCCAAGCCCGGCACCGTGACAGCATAGTCAGCTGTGCCCGAAGCGGGAAGGCTGGCGGGGTTGACGGCAGATCGGCCATTGATTCGCCGACCGCGAAAATAAGTCACGGTTGCGCCGTTAATGTCGTAAGGCCCCAACCGATTATTGACGCAATCGTTGTCAACCAATTTCAAACCTTCAACGGAAGCGCCCTGCGTTCCGATGCCGTAGCCCTGCGTTCCAGTCGCGCCGTTTTGGTCAAAACAACGATTGCCGGTGTGAATGCTGAAACTGCCGTTATAGGTCGCGTTTCCGTAAGAAATCTGAATGCCGCGTGTCGTATATAGGCCAATCGTCGCCCAATATTTTCCGTTGTCAAAAATGATATTATTGTTGGTCGATCCGCCTTGAGAACCGAAACTGATCCCGTTGCCCGCGTTTTCATAAAGCACATTGTTATGGCATGACTCATACAGGCCCCATAGTTCAAAGCCCGAAGACACCGTGTTGTCAGTGTCTTGGCCAATATAGGTGTTACTATATGGAACGCCCGTAAGGTTACAGTAGCCCATGCGGTGCACAAGATTGTTTGAGTAGATATTGCGGTTTACGCCCGGAGACTGCTCGCTAACAAACGCCGCGCCATAAATTACAAACCGCGAAACATTTCCGGAAATGTTTGAATTTCGAATGGCTAAATTGCACCCGCCACCTTCAAAAAAGTTATGGCTGATTTCAATGTTTTCGCCCGTTGCCAGTGTGTTTGAGTGTGTGATCGCTACGACTTGAGCGCCGCCATAGCTAGCCGTGCAAGACGAACCGGGAACGGCGGGGAAGGATGCCGTTGGATCGGTTAGATATCCAAAGCCGTTATTAGAAAACAGGATAGACGCTGGATTGACCGCGCCGGTTGCGTCTGTGCTGTATGTAAACGCCGCTTGGACGCCACCAGCGCCGCCGGGGGCCGAAATGGTGCCGACAAGGCCGGTGGTGTTTAGCGGCCCGCCAGAGCCGGGGACCACCGTGCTCGTGTCAATCCAAGCGCCAACACGCTGCGTCATCAGGATTTTGTTGCCGCGAATCGTCGTGTAGCTCTGCGAATTACAGGCAATGGCGAATTGGTCGGTGTTGATGATGTTGTTGTTTTCAATTCTAGAGCTGTTGCAGCCAAAGAAATTGATCAGACCGTTTTTGGTTCCCGGCAGCGAGCTACCATCAAGCGTCAGGTTCTCAACAACAATTCCGTCAGCATAAACAGCATTGATCATACCCGCGCCATTTAGCGCCGCACCCAATTTCAAGATTGACGTTGCGCGGTTCTCACCGATCAGTTGCTTTCCGGCGGTCAGCGTCACTCCGGTGATCAGATAGGTTCCGGCTGGGATATAAACGGCCCCGGTGGAATTTGTGATCGCCCGCTGCACTGCGAGCGTATCGTCAGCAATGCCGTCTCCAACCGCGCCGTAGTCCTTGATGTTCACGATCTGGCGCAGTTTCGCGCCGACCGTGGTTGTCGTGGCAGCCGCGCCCGTGCCTTTATGCCCGACCAGATCCGAACCGCCGGGGATCGCTAGATCAGCAAGGATCGCGGCTTCGGCTGCGGCGATTTGTGAATATGTCGTTGCGTTGGTTAGCGACGTGAAAACCGTTGCCAGTTTCTTGTTCTTGACAGCCAACGAAACATCGCCCGCCGTCCAGATAATTGCCGGGGTGCCGTTATTGTACGGAAAGCCGTTTTTCGTGCGGACAGGCTGGGCTACGGGAATCGTAAGCGCCTCGTCCCAATAAACCGTCGTTGGGTTGGTCTCGGCAGGCAAGCCCGTGACGCCGAAATAGATATAGCCCGACTGAAGCGGCGAGCCATCACGGTCGCTGAAAAACGAATAGGGCGACTGGATTGCATAGCTCATTGGGGCGGTTCCTGTAAACTGGCCTCATAGGCCGCTTGCATTTCAGGGTTATCGAATTCGAATGTGGGGCCTTGGACTGGGGCGGGTTGCGCGGCTTGAACGCCAGTTTGTAAGGCAGACGTTACCCAAGCCTCGCGTTCCGCTGCACTAGCCGGTAGTTTAGCCGCAGTTGCGAATTTCTTAAACCGATCAGACATAACTAATTTCTTGACCATCATTGGCGAGACGTCATCACCAGACGCAGCCTTGATTGCTAGGTCTTGGAATTCACGGCTGGACATTAGTTTTCCAGCCTCTTGCATTATGTCCTTGCCGCCTGTTGACAGTGCGGATTGAACGGTAGACGCCAACATTGCAGCCCCTGGACCACCTGTGGCTGCGGCACCCATCACCACGGCCCGACCGGCCACGGTATCAACAACACGCTTCACTAAACCTTCGGCTTGCATTCCGCCCAAAAACGCCTGATTGGCCTTTCCTGTGGTTAAAACATTAGCCTTTGCCTCTGCAATTCTTTTAGAAACAATATATAGACCATTTAGCAAATCGTGGGATTCAGCACCAAGGGTTTTAATGATCTGATTATAAACCGGAGCGTTTTGCCGTAGGTTACTATACACCTTATAATATTCGTTAAAATCAAACCCCAATTCGCCGCTTTTTTGGCGCGTCTGTGCCATCAAAGCCGTTGCGATGGTTTCTTTTTGCAAGTCCTTGGGGACGACCTTAAGCAATTTGTTAAGCGGCGCAATGTTGCCCTTTGCGCCAGCCGTAATGGCATTTCGCATAAGAGACGCAACGCTTCCGTCAGCCTCTTTACCAAAGGCGTTAATGATGCGTTCTTCCAAAGCGTATTTTTGTTTGAACAGCGTATTTGAACCGCGCATTTTATCGCGCAATTCTTTTCCGCCAATTCGTTCAACGTTTAATAGTTGATCATCCGCAATGGCTGCATACAGGCCTTTAAGCGTGGCGTTATCTAGATTGCCATATGGGCTTTCCGTGCGCTCAATGGCCTTTCCGATCAAAGCCCGTTCGCGCATTAACCGACCATAAGTTAGCGGGTTTTGGTCCGCCTCATCAATCATGGTCAACAGTTTGTTTTCTTGCGAGGTTAAAGCCTTACGATTACCGCCAAGATCCTCAATCGTTTGATTAAGAATTTCTCTAGTTCTCGGCATACTGATAGGGGTAGCAAGCGGAATTTGAGCGTTAACCTCATCCCGCAAAGTTCCCGCGCTTTTTAGCAAACTGGACCGGGTGTCATTCAAATTTTGAAGAATGTTTGCCGATGCCGTCGCAACGTCTGGTTTGGCGTCCAGCGTAGCGATTACCTCATCCGCCCTTTGGGACGCGGCCTTCAGCGTATCTAGCCAATCAGCCTTGGCAACCGAAGCCTGAACGCTTCGAGTTAATCCAGCCGCTTCTTTAATGATGGCGCTATCGCTAAACACGTCAACGGGAAGTTCAATTCCAAGGCTATCAGCAGCGGCCTTAGCTTCCGGGTTGACCTTAACCAGGCCCGCCAGTTCTTCGCGAGCCTTAGTTGATCCAATGCCACCCATTGCGGCCTTGCGAACCAGCGCCCCAATTTCTGCCGATTGTTCAGGGGTTGCAACAGACGGCGGCACTTCAGGCGCAGCGGCCACGGGCGGAATTTCGGGGGCGGCGGCAAGCGGCGCTTGAGGCTGGACGGCAGGGGTGCGGATGCCCGCCAGCCCGCGTTGCGCCATATTGGCTAAACCAGAAACAGCGACGGGGGACAGGCCGCCCGCCAAACCGGCCACGATCTGCCCGCCCGTACCAGCGCCAGACTGACGCGCAGTTTCAGCCGCCCCAGACGCCGCAGCGCCCGACACAACGCCCGTGACAGGCTGTGCAGCCAACGCCTTCCCAACGGCCCCAGTCAAGCCCCTAGCGCCTTGCACGGCCATACCAGTTCCGGCAGTCAGAGCCGCGCCCGTAGCGCCTTCAATGATCTGTTGCGCCAGAAGATCCGTTCCGCTTGTGCCACGCTCCGGCAGGCCGATTGCCGTTGCGGTTCGTTCGGCCACGTCACGATATGGCGTCGAAGAATAACGTTGATATCCGGCGACCACGTTCGCAAGCGTGTTGACTGGCGCGGCGACAATATCAGCCATGCCGCCTAGGCCCGTGGCGATGTTGCGGACGCCTAGACCGATGGATTCGGCGGCGGTGCGGGTTTTGGGCGCGGCACGATTTGACTTGGCATAGTCAAGCATCACCTTGTCGATGACACTAGGCGACGTGCCGTCTGGAAATTCGTGGATTTTGCCGTCGGCAGATTGAGCGCGGATCGGCATATTACATCCTTTTACCGTTTGCGTCGTACCTAATCACGCCGCCCGAAGCCGCCCGACCCTGCGATTTAACGGCGGATTTCGGCTCGGCTGGCGCTTCCGTAGCGGCCCGCTGCGGCGCGCCCTCATAGAAGATCTGGCCTGTATCCAAACCGCCCTTTTTGGCAATTCGTTCGATGCCAGTGCGGACCGTAGTTTCGCCTTCTAGCGCAGCATTATAAAGCCCGCCCGCTTGGCGCTTAAAGATTTTGCGCTGATCTTCAGTCAATCGCTTGCCGCTGATCGCCTTATTATAGGCGTTGACAACCGCCGAAGGGATGCCCGCCGTTTTTTCAGCCGTAGCAAATTCACCCTCGCGAACGACCGATCCGGGGTCCAGCATCTTCATGTAGCCATAGACCAACGCAATGTCACCCGCGCCCGTGGATTCCGCAGCCTTCACTCGGCGGTAGGACGATTGAACCTCTTTGAATGGCGCGGTCTGGACGTTGTATTCTTTACGCAGTGCGGTTTCAGCTTCAGTGCGCTTGGCAACGGGAATAACACCAGCGGTCAAGGATCGCGCCTCAGCCGCCTCACGACCGGCGGTGGCACGTGATGCCGCAGCCGATGCCCTCGACGATTCAGCCGAAGCCTGAGCCGCAGAGGTTTGAGCGCCCTTTAAACCGATACCGGCCAACAGATCGCGGTAGTTGGCCTCTTCATTTTGCGGTGCCCACTTAGCTTTTACTTCGTCAATCTTCGCCAACGACCCCGCACGGTTCGCTTCAGCCTGACCCTTTTCAATCTCAGCCGGTGCCTTAGAGAAATCTATAGCCGACTGCAACAGATCCTTGCCGCCTGGCATTTGCGAGATTGTAAACCCAAAGAAATTCTTTGCAGCGTCGGGGTCATCCTTGGCGACTTCAAGCCAATTTTCCAGATACGCGGCCTCTTGCTCCTTGCCGCTGTTACGCAAGGCGGCGACCTTATCGGACATTAGCTTAATTGCGATTTCAGGCTTGCCCGCATTAAATGCGGTGAAAACCTGAGACGAATCCCGCAAGGCAGATTCCGTCGATGCCTTATCTTTCATGCTGTAAGCGGCCCGAACGGATTCGGCTTGATCCTTGGGAAGCAACATCGAAATGTTCGCGTAATCGTCAGCCGTTGCGTCTGGGCTGGTTAGTTTGCCCAAAGCCGCTTGAATTTCGGCCTGCCTAGCCTGCGCGACCTTTTCAGCCTCTAACTTAAGCCGATTAGCTTCTAGCGTCTGTTGGTTTTGACGGATACCCATGCCCATGTTTGCGGCCTGCTCGAAAGCGGCCAGCGGGTTTTGCATGGGGACGGTGTAATCAATAGGCTGAACCATGATCGACCCTTAAATAATTGGAATTGGCGCTTGGCCGAATCCGCCAAAATTGCCATAAGATGGAGCGGGCGCGACAGGCGCAGGCGCAGCAGCCGGAACCGCACCTGGTGCACCAAACGTGCCGCCAAGCCCTGAGAACACGCCTAGACCGCTTGCAATTGCTTGCGGTAGGAACGACTGCCCAGCCGCCAATTGCCCGCCAGCGGTCGCCGCTCCTTGCTGCTGCAACAAATTAGAAACGTTCGCGCCCGTCTGCATCCCGGCGCTACCAACGCCAGCCGCCGCGTTCGCCCCGGTCGTCGTCAACCCGCCTAGGTTTTGATACTGCTGCTGAATCAAGCCCGACAACAAATTAGGCCGAAACTGAGCCAACGCGGCCTGAGTATTTCCGCCCCGAAGCCCGCCCGTTGCCGATGCGTTTTGCAACATGGCATTTTCGCCTTGAGCAACCATCGACGTAAATTGCGGGCTCATTTCAATATTGCGGATCGCCTCCGCTTGAGCCTCTGGACCGGCTAGACCGATTAGCGCCTGTTGCGCCGATAGTGCGCCCTCGCCAGCTTGTGCGTATGGACCAAGCAATTTCTGCGTTAGGTCAAACTGACGGCGCTGCTCGTCGATTCCAAGCTGTGCGGATTCGGCTTGCGTTGATGCGGCTTTTTTAGCGGCGGATGCAGCCTTAGAGCCTGCGTAAATCGTGGCACCGGCTGTAGCTACGCCAGCTACACCCACCATCGCGGCGGCGGACAATCCAAACGTCATTACATAACCTCCAGCGCATTAACAGGCGCAGGCACGACCAAAGCGTCCCATAGTTTTTCAGGTGATGTTTCGTTGTCGGAATTTAGGTGAAACGTCGTCACGACAGCATCGGTAATCGCGAATCCGGCCCGCTTGGAACCCGCGCCAGAAACGACCATTGCGCCGGGATACAGCGTCTTGGGGCCATCGTCAGACGTGACGCGGATGATGCCGAACCGAACGACAAAGAAACATTCGTTTTTGTGGATCTGCCCGGTCAGAGCAACGCCCGCCTTAATGTGCATCGTGCGAGCATACAGCCCGTTGCAAAATTCGTGCTCGACGGGGAGTTCGACCTGATCGGCCTGCAAAATCAGATCTTCAAGCGCGAAAATCGCAGCGTGATCTGTTAGGGCCTGTTTCTGCATCGCCTGAATATCGGTCATCATCTCTCACATGGAGGCAAGAACCGCTGGCCGCTCGTCAATCTCAGCCCGGCGAGTATACGCCACCCTGAATAATTATCAAGATACCTCGCGGCCCGATGCCATAATGACCAGCGTAGAC